GGGCGGTTCGTCATAATCCCACCACTGTATCCACTTCTTTTTGATAATGCCGCCGTCATCAGGACTTGGATCCTGCATGTACAAAGCATTCCAATATCTGCTGCCATTACTTGCTCTGATTTCCTGTTCGTCCAGTTTCAGAACTTCATCTGACTTCCACTCTGGAAAATATGAACTGCCTACAGGTAATCCAAGAAGTTCTGCTGCTGGCTCGTCTAGCCATGCAGGGATACTAATTACTTCCCAAGGATACACACTTTCTTCTGCGGCCTGTTCCTGTTTTAAAAGCCAACCACAAAGGTCATCATAATGGTATCTGGTGTTGATGATAATGATGGCTCCATTCGGCATGATACGAGTGCGTAGGCCAGCAGGATACCATTCCTTGATATACCTACGACCTGCTTCAGAAAAACTGTCTTCTTCCGACATAACGTCATCAAGTAGTGCCACATGAGCACCACGACCTGCCACCTGACTTCTAACACCCGCCGCATAGTAAGAACCATTTTTATTTGTTTTCCATTTTCCTGCTGCCTTAACGTCACTACGCAAAGACACACCCTTAAAGATACGCTGAAACTTTTCTGTGTTCACAATATCCCTGACAGATCTACCAAAGTCGCTGGCAAGCTGGTCTGAGTGCGACACAGACATTATCTCATGATTCGCATAATTCCCAATATACCAAGCTGGAAACAGCTTACTACATATTAATGACTTTGAAGAACGTGGTGGCAGAAACACCATAAGTCTTTTCACATCACCTTCTACCACACCCTGAAGCTTTGCACACAACAGTTCTATGTGTCTTCCCATCTCAAAGTCAGAAACCAATGTGGGTGCAAACATCTTTACAAAGGTAAGGAAGTCTTCCCTTGCTCTCATGTTTGCATATCTTATCATACTGTCTTTTAGACGTATGTAATCGCCTACACCAGATAGTTCTGGTAAGTTACCTTCTTCAATATGTGTATCTAACATTTATATTTTTGTTCCCTGCTTTATATCACATTTAAACGACAGCATTCTTACTGGCGGTGTTGGTGGTGCCGATATAAAATCCTGCATCATATGAGCAACACGTGCCTTACATTCTAGTTCTGTTTTGTAAGGTCCGTATCTGTCTGTCAATTGTACACAAGAGCCATCGATAAAGCAAGCTAAAATTATAGCCGTAAACATTTTTTTGTGCCTAATAATTAATCAGTTGCCTAAAAATTAGGCAGCTTTGATTTTTTTATTGTAACACACTTGCATGTTCTATAAAAGTATGTTATTTTTATCTAGTCCTGCCAAGGATAAATACATACCTACACAACCCCGACACACCCCACATATTAATTATCTATATTCAACAACACATACCACTGTGGGCGATACTATCTAATTAGCCGCCACGATGAAACACCCTTTAATTTTTGAAAATTTATTTCAGGGTCATATATATATAATAAATGCAAGGCAATTTTTTTGGTGGGGGTTTTTATATAGACTTTCTAAGTCTATAGAAAAATCCCCAAAGAATCCTTTTCTCAGCAAATCTGTCAAAGTTTTGACAGATCAGAACAAGATCTAAATAAATCTGTAAAGATTTCTTTAGATCTTTTTTTTTGTCAATAAATTGACAACACCGTAGTGTCAAAAGATTGACAAAGACCCCCTATATCCCCCTAGTTTTGCCAAGAATTAACCCCTAAAGGGTTAATAGTGTCAATTTCCTGACACTTCGACAACCTTCCCAAATCCACCGAAAAACTAGCCAAGTTTCTGAATTTAAATAAAAAAACTAATTAGTTCTTTAGAAATAATTAGTTTTTTTATTTATTTTTTGGCAATCCGGTTTCATCGATCCGTCAATCTTTTGACGATCTGATCTGATCATTTTGACGATCACGACAACAGGGTTTTGACGATCCGATCAACACCGATTTGACGACACAAAAAACACCAGCAAATCAGCAAATCAAACTAGTATTATTTATTACCCTTTAGGGTAATAATAAATAATACTAGTTTGTTATGGGCCAAATCGTCCGGCCTAAACGCAATGGGCGATCAATCAATCCGTGTGGAAAGGAACACAACACCATGATCGAGATACTGAACACGATTGCCGGAACATATGTTCTGACATTCATCACGGCTCCGGTATGGTTGCCAATCGTTTTATGGGTTTACGAATTCATCCGATTTGTGAAAAATTAAATATATATTATTTATTACCCTTTAGGGTAATAATAAATAATATATATTTATTCGGTGGGTGTGGCCGTCCCTGGAATGGGGATAGGGTTCACCGGATAGATCCTGATCATGATCTGAAAAACTGATCATTTTTATCAACCGATCTGGAAGGGATCAAAAACATGTTTCAAGTAGCGGTCAAAACTAGCAATGGCTGGTGGAAGTTTTCAAATCTTAAATTCAAAAACGCAAGGGATGCGATCCGTGAAGCGAGAGAAAGGGAAAGCATTCAGGGTTTGCGTTATGCGGTCTATGCTAATATGCTTGGCAAATCAGAACAAATATTCACAACACGGTAGAAGGGAAACACAAAATGCAAAAAGCTTTTGAATTCAAAAAGCCGGACGGTGGTACGATAGACTGCTATGGTGAATGTAAACCGTCAGAAAATTATGACATTGCCTGCGATAACGAAAATTATGACGGTATCTGGTGTGGTGATGACGGATTTGACGGTCCGTATACATGGCGCAATGTGTGCGAATATCTGCTGAAAAATTACAGACCGGATATCGTTCAGCTTGTGGCTGTATAAAAAACAAACAGGATCGGTTGACCGTGTTGATTGATCCTGTTATTTATTAATCAATACCAGCGGCAAACAAACAGGAAAGGAACCTTGCCATGATTGATAAACACTATGCTTCTCATATCCGTGAAAGCAACAAAGCTTTACGCCAGCAATATGACGCCGATCAATTGGCGGCAGAATGCCGGACCGTTGCCAGACAGCGGATAGCCAATGCAACACGTCCAGACGGAACCCTGATCTGGACCAAGCTTCCACAATTGATCACAACAAATCCAAAACTGGAAAAAACACCAGACGGATTGGAAATATTGACTGGTGGTTTTGCTGGTGCTCCAAGCTGGGCCAGTGGTTACAACATGTGTTCCAATGCCAGCAATGGTTGTGGCAGTGTTTGTCTATTCGGATCTGGGCATGGTCAGCGGCATATGATGCACAACGGATTACATCCAGTCTGGATTGCCCGAATTATTCGGACGATCTTGTTCATGGAATACCGTGACCAGTTTATGCCAAGACTGTTCAAGGAAATAGAGCGGCATAATCGCAAAGCGGCAAAGCTTGGCGCATTGTCTGCTATCCGTCTAAACATCATGACCGATATCAAGTGGGAACGGTTCCCCGAAATATTCCAAGCTTTCCCCGATACTGTGTTTTATGATTATGCGAAAGATCCGACAAGGGATGTATCGCATATCCCGAATTACAGTCTTACATTCAGCAGATCAGAACGTAACGATCTGTTCACGGACATGATGTTTGACAAGGGAATGAACGTGACCGTGGTGGTCCGTGTCAAGAAAGGGCAACCATTGCCCGACACGTTCCGTGGACGCAAAATGATTGACGGTGATCTGCATGATTTCCGTCCTAGTGATCCGGCTGGTGTGTGGGTTGGTCTGCGCCCGAAGGGTAAGGACGCATGGAATGATGTGTCCGGTTTTGTAGTAGATGTTCAGTAAAGGAAAGGAAAAGAAAATGCCAACAATACCAAATTTTCTGGCATATCTTTATGTGGCGTGTACCAGCTTGATTGTTGGTACATTGGCACTGACTAGCACAAAAGAATTTTCAGGACTTATCCTGATTGGATGTGTTGCGTGTTTCATCGGAGCAACATGGTTGATAATTGAAGAGGTGTTAAAATGAACAAACAAGACAAGGAATATTTCGATTATGCTGGCAAAGAATTGCTGGGCCAGCATGTGGGTGAAGACAACGCATTGGAATTCTTTGCGTTGCGTTCTGGAAAATGGGATGACCTGCGTGGTGAACCTGAATATGAAGATGGCACGACATGGCTGTTGAAATTCTGGGCCAGCGTCAAACAAGATCCCGATCAGCCTGTCGAATTCGATCAGGAATATTTCGCCGAACAAGTGGTGAAGTGGTATTCGGGAATGTATGCCGACAGATGTGGATGTGCACACGACTGTTGTGGACATGCCTTTACTGCCAACATGGACATACACCACAAAAGCAGTGGTCCTATATATGACCATCAAGAAAGGATGCACTACACCCCCCATACTTGGACCGCAATCATTAGCAACGGAGTGAACCTATGAGCAACATCAAACTAGACAACCTGTCGATGATCCAGCATGACGGCGGGATCGAATTATGGGATGGCATAGAAATCCAGAGATGCTACAACGTGGCGTCACTGATCCATGCCCTGACGTTCTATCAAAAGCATGGCGAATTAGAAACCACTGCCTTGATGGAAGAACACATGTATGGCGATCACGAAGAATAGGAGAAGAAAAATGCGTACAGAAAAATTTACCATGGAAGAATTCAAAGCCCTGCCCCGCAACAAGGACGGTGACATCGATCCGTATGTGCTGTCCGATGATTTCATGTGGTTTACTGAAAAGCAAATCGACATGCTGTCGGATGACGACTGGCAAAGGGTTGACGAATACCAAGAAGAAGGATATATCATGGTCCAAGACTTTATGACATACGAGTATGAACTACTAAGGGAGATCGACTAATGACTGAAATCAACATCGTGATAGATGGCGAAGCCGCCACAAAAATACACAAGTATGCTTTCCTGACCAGCATCGTTTCAGACTATTTGCAACACGGTTCAA